TCTAGTCGGGATCTGAATGGCATAGATCCCGTAGGACACCAGCGGGGTCCCAGGAAGCTTTCACGAGTAATTTGCGAATTGTTCGTGATTGTTTCGACAAGTCAATACGATTTACCCAGGTGGAGATGGTCTCACCAAGGTTCACATCATATTTGTCCGTCCGTGCACGGGTGTTACATCTCCTCAGATGGTGTTGAGGTAATACGATGTTTGTGCTACGGAATGTTGACGCAAGGGCGTCAAGTTGCGCAAAAGGCATGTCATTATGAATCGCAATGTCTAAGAGAGTTTCCGGACATGAGTCTACCTTTGCGGCACTACCCAATTTAAAAGCCTCCCAGGCACCATATGACACACCCTGAATCAGGTTGATATTCAAACCATGATTTGTGTTAACCGTCAACAACATATCTGCAAAATCTTCATAAATGGGCACGCCGGTGTACAGGCGTTTGTACATCATCCCAAGTGATTTGAGATAATGTCCAGTCCATCCATTCTTAATGATGTCAGGATTGATGCAGGTTGAGACGGAGGTAATTAGTTTTCGCAACTTCTGAACGTATGTCCAATTACCTTTGGCGGTCCTGATGAAATGGCCGCTGCAAAACTCTACTTCGCGCGCGTCAAGCCTGTTGATCAGCTTGGCGTCAAGACCAAACCAGGCGTATGTGTTGATAGGCTCTGGTTTTGGTGCGCACCCGTAAGAGTCATCACCTTTAAGGACGAATTTGTCGAAGATGTCACACTGACAATGTGACAACTCGCATGAGCTGCGGAGAGGGCAATAATTTTGACACATGAAGTACATCGTGGTGATATAATTTATGATGCCATTACCAAGTGATGTGTCCATGTCGCCAGAGCCGCGGCACCACATAAATGTGGCTTTGACGCCGCAGCCGGTAACGACTGGTTTCATGCACTTGGCAGCGAAAACTGTACGAAGATCGTCAATTTCATCAGCACAAGCACAAGTTCGAAGGACTTTGTCGTAAACGAGGTATTCCATCGCCAAGAGAAGTGGTCTCTGGGTGGCCTCAAATTTAGACATGTCATTTTCGAACATGCTTGCACATCTGTCGTACAGTTTCCCGAATTTTGCCCCGCATGCCTGGTAGTCGCATGCGTTCGCTACTTGGGGTAGTGAGAAGAAAGCGTCTTCCAACCGTGCAATGAATCGACAATACACAATGTTGAAACGCGGGTCCCTACCCATAATCATCCTAGGTGATTTACCTTCTTCAAAATAACGTTCATTTTTGACGAAGGCAGCGATTTTAGAGTTCGCGGTTATGTTTGTATCCCCATTGAGCATTTGGGAATATGCTTTCAAAAACCGACGCCTCACAGCGCCGGGTTTATCGGCTACATAACGATGGAAGTTAAACTCGGGTTTAAAGAACTCAGAGATCTGTTTCGCTAAATGATCTATAATGTTAACCACGAGTGCCATATTAATTTTGTCCCCACATGGCCGGGGAGTATGCTTCAAGTATCGTTGTCCTAGAGATTCTAGTTGATTATGTACACAATTGGACATAACGATAGTTGGTTGTGCATCTAACAACGGAATGCAAAGTTCAGGAAGTGATGCCACGTAAGCACCATCCTCTCCTGAACCGTCCACTGGTCGTTCTTCACCAGCGCTTGCATTATTATGTTGCCGTGTATTAGATGTAGACCGGAGCACAACTTTTTCCGGTACGCTAGCGCCGATAGCTCGTAGGGCGCTAGAAAATGACGAATCCGTTCGAGATGTTCGTCCCTGAACTCCTGAATATGATTCAAGAT